TTTGTTAAAATGTCTGGATCATTTATTCCCCATAAGGACAACCATTTTGACTTAGGAAACCAATATTTTGAATGGAGAGATTTATGGGTTGATGGAACAGCATACATTGATACCTTGTCTGGAGGATCTATAACTGCTACTTCAGCTTCTATTAGTTATTTATCTGGATCAAGCCCTATAATAGTAGGAGCAGCAATGATTCCTGATTTACATCAAACTCATGATTTAGGTTCAAGTACAAAACTATGGAATAATTCTTATGCTAGTTCTTCTAATATATTTCAAATAAATCCAATTTCTGAAAATATTGTAGGTGGGCCCAATCCTCAGATTCTGTCAGGTCGAAACTTTGTTAAAATGTCTGGATCATTTATTCCCCATAAGGACAACCATTTTGACTTAGGAAACCAATATTTTGAATGGAGAGATTTATGGGTTGATGGAATAGCCTATATTGATACAGCTCAAATACACACAAAATTAGATATATCAAATACTAATGGTGCATCTGTAGATGCAGCCTTCCATTCAATAAATGGTCCTAGAGTAACACTTAAAACTCTAGCACAAGCACAAATTAATGATGGAACCTTTGCAAAATTTGAGCTAAGAAACACGTCAATAGAGGCAGGCTCAATTGTAATGGGTGGAATTACTGGAAATACTGTTGGAACTATTACAGGTTCTATAATAACAGCAGCAGTAATTGCAGCCCAAACTGCGTCAATTCAAATACACAATGAAACCGGTCTTGCAATTGCAAATAACGCACCGTTCACAGCTTCATTTGTTGTACTATAATAAAGCATAAAATAAAGTAAAGGGCCCTAATTTATTAGCGCCTTTTTCTATATTTATATATAGATAATAAGGGATAACTATGGCAAAACACATACCAATATGGCCAGGCTCAGCTTCATTTTTCTCAGGAGATACACCTTTTGGGTTATATGACACTGATACTGATTTTCAAACTGATATAGAAAAGACATCTGAATGGTGTGCTAAAAGATTGGGGTACCCTATAGTAGATATTGAATTACAAGATATAAATTTCTTTGCGTGTTTCGAAGAGTCAGTAACTGAATATGGTAGTCAAGTTAACTATTACAATATAAAGGAAAACTTACTAACATTAAAAGGGACTGCAACTGGTAGTAATCTTACACACCAAGAAATTACACCAAATTTCGGCCGAGTAATAACATTAGCTCAAAAATATGGAACAGAAGCAGGTGTTGGTGGAGATACTACTCATTATAGTGCATCTCTACAATTAACAGCCTCCCAACAAGTGTACGATTTAACAAATCCATCAGTATTTAGTTTAGAATCTGGATCAGCTGACTCAAATAATATAGAAATAAAAAGGGTTTTTTATCAAGGTACTCCTGCAATGACAAGGTTCTTTGATCCATACGTTGGAACAGGACAAGGTACTGACCAAATGCTCGGTGGTTTTGGTTGGGGAAATTACAGTCCAGCTGTAAACTTTTTAATGCTACCAATGTATGATGATTTATTAAGGGTACAGGCTATAGAGTTTAACGACCAGATACGTAAATCAGCATATTCTTTTGAACTAAGAAATAATAGATTGCGAGTATTTCCACATCCAAAAACATCATATAAAATTTGGATAGAATATGTACTACTTTCAGAAAGAAATGATAATCTAAAAAATGGTAATATTGCAAATACTATAACCGACTTTTCTAATGCAACATATAATGATATGATATATTCTAATATCAATCATCCAGGAAAACAATGGATTAGAAAATATACACTTGCACTGGTAAAAGAATTATTAGGTAATGTTAGAAGTAAATATAGTTCTATACCTATTCCAGGAGCAGAAGTTAATATAGATGGAGACACACTACGTTCTGAAGCTGCTGTAGAAAAAGAAAATTTAATATCTCAATTAAGAGAAGACTTAGAGGCCTCATCTAGAAGAAATCTTTTAGAAAGACAAAAAGAAGAATCAGAATTTATGGGTGAAACACTAAACAAAGTACCATACGGAATATACATAGGGTAAATTATGGCATTATTTGGAAGCGCAAGAGATGTAAGTCTATTTAGAACTCTAAGTAGAGAATTAGTAAATAAAATTATAGATATTGAGGTTGATATTTTTAAATCAGCAGTGTATGATTCAGATACTAATTTATATGGCGAATCTATAAATAAGGTATATAAGCCAGGAGTAAGAGTTGCCTGTTTAGTTGAGGTAGAAGATCAAGAATGGGATAGCGGCGAATTTGGTGTTGATGTCAATCAACTTGCTAAGTTTTCATTTTTAAGAGATGACCTATTACCTGCTGGAAGTATTGGTACACCAGCTTCAAATGTAGTTTTAGAGGTTGGAGATACTATTTGGTGGAATAATATCTATTGGGAATTAGATGCAGTAGTAGAAAATCAATTTGTTGTTGGTAAAGATCCTGAAACAGATAAAGGTTTATTAAGTAATGATAGAGGAGAGTTTGGATCTAGCTTCTCAATAATTTGTTCAGGACACCAAAGTAGAAAAAGTAGAGTTCAACTAGATAATATAAGAGCAGGATACAAATACGGATTATATAACGAATAATGGCAGATAAAAAATACATATCAAATATACGTTCTCAACAAATAGATAGGGGAAATGATTCATTCAAGGAACCTACGGTTGGACTATATGATGTAGATGAAGCAATTCATTATTATTTTGAAAATATTATTCAACCGAGAGTAAAAGATGGAGAAAGTGAAATTAGAGTGCCAATAGTATATGGTTCTCCAGAAAGATGGTCAAGCGTACAAAAATCGGGTGTATTTAGGGATGAAACTGGTAAGATTCAATTGCCTTTAATAATGTATAGAAGAACATCTGTTGAAAAAAATAGAAATTTATCTAAAAAACTAGATGCTAATACACCAAATTTACATGTCACATTTGAAACACAATACAATCAAACAAATAGGTATGATAATTTCGATGTACTAGTTGGTAGAAAACCTTCTAGAAAATTTCACAGTGTAGTAATTCCTGACTATGTCACACTATCATATGAATGTATAATCTGGACAGATTTTATACAACACCAAAATAAAATAATTGAAGATATAAATTACGCCTCAGATGCATATTGGGGAAAACCAAATGCATTTAAGTTTTTAGCAACCCTTGATTCTTTTGATATACAAAATGATTTAGTACAAGGGAGTGATAGAATGTCTAAGGCTAACTTTACACTAAACATGTCTGGATACATTATACCTAATAATTTACAAAAAGATATGACACAATTTAATAAAACACACTATGGAGTAGCAGAAGTAAATTTATTTACTACTGACGTTACCGTAGTTAATGATCTAAATGAAGTTTACGACGGAGCTGGTAATTTAATAACAAAACAAATACCAGACTCAAATTTAGCAAACCAAAACCTACCAAATGTAGATACCAACCCAGACAACAGTAATAATAATAATCCTGGGTGGGTTAATATTAATGATTAAAATAAGGGAGTTATAAAATGAACAAAGAACAAGAAATTGCTGATAAATTAGCAACACACAGAGCAGAAAAAGCTGTTTCAACAACAGAAGAAAGTAAAATTAAAAAGTTTACTCAAGAAGAATTAAAATCTATATCCAATATTAAACAGGTATATGATAATACAACTTTGCGAATAGGACAATTGCATTTTGAAGAAAAACAATTACTAAAAGAGCGCATAGAACTTGAGTCAATGTTTAACAATAATAGAGAAAAAGAAATTAAATTTGCGCAAGAACTTAATGATAAATATGGCAAAGGGACTTTAGATATAGAAACAGGAATTTTTACTCCTGTAGAATAACTTTGGCGTTTACGGTGATATTTATATATAGAGAAACAAAAGATTTAGTATAATCTCAATAAAATATACAGAGGAGAATAAAACATGGCAGAAAGAATTGTTAGCCCGGGTGTTTTTACACAGGAAAACGACCTTTCATTTTTACCAGCTGGTATAGGCGAAATTGGTGCTGTAATTATAGGTAGAACAGAAAGAGGACCGGCTTTTCAACCTACCGTAATACGTTCTATGAACGATTTTGAATTACAGTTTGGAAGTGCAACCCAAGGAACTTATGTTCCATTTACAGTTAAAGAATATATTAGAAGCGCAGGGGCTGTTACGATAGTAAGAGTTCTTGGATTAGATGGATATGAAAATACTAAACAAGTATTTGTATATGCTTCTGGTTCTACAACATTTGCTTCAAACTCAGCTGCAACTGCAAATACTGATAAACACTTATTAGCTGTTTTACACGCTACAGCAGACGATCCAGACCAAGAATGTTCGGCAATTTCATTTGGTGAAACTGCTGGTGGACAATTTGCAATAAAAACTGTATTATTAGATTCAGGATCTTTAGCATTTCCTGGTGACTTAGCATCCTCTGGACCAAGTGTATATTTCCAATTAACTTCTTCTAATGATTTAAGATATAGATTTATTGGTTTAGATACTGTAAACTTAAATGCAGTAACTAATGATATAAATACTTCTGCTGGTTCAACATCAACAGTATATTTCTTATCTAGTTCTGCAGGAAATAATGAAGACTCTTTATTATCTTTTGTGACTCAACTACAAGGTGTACAATCTAATTTGGGAATAACTGCAACTTTAGGTGCATCTCAATCAGTATCACCTTTCCACTTTAATTTACAATTATCAGCATCAGCAATTGGATTAGCTGGTAATACAATAACATTAGCTACATCATCCCAAGGTGGCACAACAGCTGCTCAAACATTTGCAGGTGGTGCAGAAAATACTGGAAGTGGAGACTTAAGTAATTCATTAACTGGTAACGGTGTTGCAACATTTACATGGCACACTGCAGTAGCTTCTACTTGGTCATTTGATAAAGCAAACGCAAATTATTTTGAAAATCAATTACCAATGGAGCCAGGAGCATATATTCCTGGTGTTGAAACTGGTGTTGAAACATACATAAGATCTTTTTACATACACTCACTATTTAATTCACAATCATATGGTGCTTCGGCAGATAATGTTGGTGGTGGATATGGATTTACAAAGGCTTCAGCATCTACACATGCTGTAAGCTATAACGCAGTTGCAAGTTCTGCTGGTACTGGAACAAATAGTTCTACATCTGGTAAATCTTATGTTGCTGCATGCACTCCATGGGTAACATCTCAAACTGTTGGTGCAGGTACAAACGATCCTTTATTTAAGTTCCATACATTATCTCACGGTAATGGGTCCAATAAAATGGCAAAAATAAGTATTGCTGCAATTAAATCTGCTGGATCAATTAGTGGACAAGATTATGGAAGCTTTACAGTACTTATTAGAAAATTTGACGATACAGATTCAAAGGTAGTTACGTTAGAAACATATGCTAATTGTAATTTAGATCCAAATTCTCCAAACTACATAGCTAGAAGAATTGGTGATAAATATAAATACTACCAAGACATCGGTACAGATAGTAAATTAGTAGTTGCTGGTGACTATGATAATATGTCTAAATATGTAAGAGTTGAAGTAGATGAAAGAGTAAGAAATGCAATATACTCCCCACAAATAATTCCATTCGCACACGAAGCATATTTATCGCCATACCAAGCTAATTTATATGGAGCTTATCCTCCTGCAGCATTAGTAACGTCTAGAAGTTTAATGACTGATACTAAAACATATTATGGATTTAACTTTAATGAAACAATTCTTAATAATGGAATGAAATATTATCTTGCTCCATTAAGTGATACTGCAAACATAGGATACAATGCAGCATTTAAGTTAGAAAACTGTGTTAACTCTGGTTCAACAGTAACTACAGGTTCAGCATTACACGCTAAAAGATTTACTCTTGCATTCCAAGGAGGATTTGATGGAGTTAATCCTGCAATGCCTGTTAACCTAGGTAAAGACTTAGCACCAGGAAACAGTTTTGGATTTAACTTTAGTTCAACTGCTGGTAGTGGATATAAAGCATTTAAAAAAGCATTAGATACTGTATCTAATCCTGATGAAATAGATATTAACATGATTGTTATGCCAGGTATTCTTTCTAAGAATGCTTCAAATATAATTACAAAAGGTATCGAGGTTTGTGAAGACAGAGGTGATGCATTCTTTGTATTTGATGGTGTTAATTCTCTTGAAGGAGACTCAATCACTGCAGCAGTTGCTCAAGCTGATTTATATGATACAAACTACGGTGCACAATATTACCCATGGGTAAAAATACTTGATGCAACTGTAAATAAATTTTTATGGGTTCCACCATCCGTAGTAGTACCTGGTGTAATCGCCTTTAATGATAAGGTTGCATTCCCTTGGTTTGCTCCTGCAGGTCTTAATAGAGGAAGTTTAGCTCAAGTATCTGACGTATATACAAGATTAACTCATGGTGAAAGAGATGATTTATATGAAGGTAAAGTTAATCCTATTGCAGTATTCCCTTCAGTTGGAGTATGTATTTGGGGCCAAAAAACCTTACAAACAAAATCTTCAGCACTTGATAGAATCAATGTTCGTAGATTATTGATAAAACTTAAGAAATTTATTGCTTCATCTACAAAATATCTTGTATTTGAACAAAACACAACAGCAACTAGAAATAGATTCTTAAATATTGTTAACCCTTATTTAGAAACAGTACAACAGCAACAAGGTTTATATGCCTTTAAAGTTGTAATGGATGAAACAAATAATACTCCAGATGTAGTTGATAGAAACCAAATGAAAGGTGAAATATTCTTACAGCCTGCAAAAGCTGCTGAATTCATCATTGTAGACTTCAACATAATGAGAACTGGTGCATCATTTGAAGAATAGAATTTAACAATTATTAAAAGATGACGATATTTATATATAGAGGAGAAAAATAAATGGCAAACTTAGTAGACCCAAGTGAAATTATGTTCACGGCCTTTGAGCCAAAACAACAAAATAGATTTATATTCTATATTGATGGAATACCTGCATATCTTATTAAGACAGCAGCTAGACCAAAGGTAGTGACTGAAGAGGTTGAATTACAACATATAAACGTTTCAAGATATGTAAAAGGTAAAACAACTTGGGACCCAATTGATATTGTACTTTATGACCCAATTGTACCATCAGGTGCACAAGCAGTAATGGAGTGGGTAAGACTACACCACGAATCAGTAACAGGTAGAGATGGTTATGCTGACTTTTATAAGAAAGATATAACAATTAATGTACTTGGACCTGTAGGAGATAAAGTAGAAGAATGGACTGGTAAAGGTGCATTGATCACTGGTGCAGATTTTGGCGCTATAGATTGGACCCAAACAGCTGCTGTTAATGAAATAACAGTATCTATTAGATGTGATTACTGGATATTACAATACTAATACATCTTTATATTCAATAAAATTAAGACCCTTACAAATGTTTGGGTCTTTTTTTGTTTATTTTTTGCGGGAATATATATTTATATATGTTACAAGTTAAAAAACACAAAATAGGAGAAAAGTTATGGCAAAGTCCCAAGTAGTAAATCCAGACTATCCAGATCAGGATAGATTATCTAATGAAGAACTAAAAAGTAAAGTTATTAGTGAAGCACCAACTAAAAACGTTAAACAAGAAAGTGAATACAAGTTTCCAACAGAAACTATAGATTTACCATCTAAAGGTATATTATATCCTCAAGGAAGTGTATTATCTCAAGGTAGTGTAGATGTAAAATATATGACTGCAAAAGAAGAAGATATTCTTACATCTCAAAACCTTATTAAAAATGGAACTGTTATTGATAGATTATTGCGTTCACTTATAGTTTCACCTATAAATTACAATGACCTACTTGTTGGAGACAAAAACGCTATAATGGTAGCAGCAAGAATTCTTGCTTATGGTAAAGAATATAAGGTAGAATTAACAGATCCTAATTCTGGTGAAAAACAAGAAGAAATAGTAGACCTTACCCAATTTGAATACAAAGATTTTAATATTGATGGACTAGAGGCTGGAGAAAATAAGTTTGTGTTTAACTTACCAGCAGCAAAAAGAACTATTGAATTTAGACTACTTTGTCATGGTGATGAAAAATCAGTACAAGACGAATTAAAAAGACAGAAAAAATCTTTTAAAGGTGGATTTGCAGGAGTAAAGCCTGAATTAAGTACTAGACTTAAAAAAATGATACTATCTGTAGATGGAGACACAGACCCTATAAAAATAAGAAACTTTGTAGAAAATGAGTTTTTGTCTAGAGACTCTTTAGCCTTTAGAGAACATATTGAAGCTATGTCGCCTGATATAGATTTAACATATAACTATTATAGTGAATCAACTGGTGAGGAAAATGAAATAACCCTACCAATGTCCGTTCAGTTTTTTTGGCCTAGGGCCTGAATATAGGCCCATTCTGCACCAAATGCTATTTGAGATGGCATACCATTCCCAAGGGGGTTTTCAATGGGCTGACCTATATGATATGCCGGTAGCCCTTAGAAGATTCTATTGGGATAAACTTCTTGCAGCTAAAAAAGCAGAAAAAGAAGAGATGGATAAGGCTAACAAAGGGGCAAAACGAAGATAAAAAGCCAACTTCTTTGATATTTATATATGAATCAAAATCAAAGGAGATTACATATGACCAATGAGGAAAAAGTAAGAAAGGCAGTCCGAAAGGAAATCAAACAAACACTTAAAGAAGACAATATAGCTGTTGACCTAATATCATGGTTAACTAAAAAAATGGGTGTGTCCATAGAAAAACGCGCCATGAAAAAGTTAGCTAAAGATAAAATTTTACAAGGAGCATTAGCCGATCTTAAAGATAGGATGAAAAAATACGACTACCAAGATAATCTAGATAGAATATAGGAAAATAACAGGTGGCCAATAAAAAGACTCAAGGATATTACGATGCAATTACAAAGGCTCAAAAAGAGCAGTTGGCACTATTGCAAAAAATCTCGGGTCTTGAAAAAAGCATCACTAAAGAAAAGAAAGAAAATAAAATCTTTTCACAATCTATTGCAGATTTAGACCAATCAGCAGCTCTTGCGGCAAAAGCTAGGCAAACAGCTGAAGAAGGAAGATTAGGTACTTCTCAGGCCTTAACCAGCCTGGCAAGTATTGAATCAGGTATGATGAAAGACCTTCAAACTGGAGCAATACAGTTAGGTGATCTATATTCTCAACAAGAGGAATTACTTACTTCAATGAATGAAGAACATGCAGCAGAAATAGCTGCAATGGAAGAGACTGGTGCTGGATATGGCGATATAGTTAGTAAACTTGTAGAACAAAAAGCAGCTCAAGAAGAAATACAAAAGATTATGACGGAGCAAGTTGATAAGGCCATAGAATTAAATGAGGAAATGGACAAACAGCTTATTACTGGTGAAACCATGCGTGATAGGTTAATGACCCAAAATGATACCCTTAAAAGTCAAGAAGGAGTTATTGGTGATATACAAAAAGGTGCACAAAAATATATAGGAATATTTACTAATGGCCAAGCAGCATTTGCATTTATAGCGAATAAATTATTTGAAATGGCTAAAGCAGCTAGAGATTTTGCACAACAAGTAGGTATAGGATATGCAAGTGCAGCAAAACTACAGGCATCAGCAAATATAACAGCAGCTAAATATTCAATGATGGGTGTAGCAGTTCAAGATGTTACTGATGCCCAACAAGAATTACTCCAACTAGGTTATAGTGTTGAAAAAGTAACTATGGAAACAACAGATTCAGTTGTTTTTATGTCAAAAAGATTTGGAGTAGCTACACAATCAGCAGCAAAATTAAATAAAATAATGGCAGGTATGGCTGGACACAGTCAACAGGCAGCAGATGCAATGTTAGACCAAGCTGTTGCTCTGGCAAAGGCAAACAAAGTTGCACCCGGTGTAGTTGTTCAAGAAATGGCTAATAATGCTGGTGAATTTGCAGCTGCAGGTAAAGACGGTTTTGGAGCAATGGCAATGACTGCGGTAGCAGCTAAAAAATTAGGTATGTCTATGTCAGAAATTGCCAGCATAGCTGATGGACTATTAAACATAGAGTCATCGATAGAGGCAGAAATGCAAGCACAGGTTCTTACTGGTAAATCTATAAATCTAAATAGAGCCAGAGAATTAGCAAATGCAAATAATCTTATTGATATGACTAAAGAATTAGTAAAACAATTAGGTAGCTACGAACAATTTACTAATATGACTCGTATAGAACAAGAAGCATACGCTCAATCTGTAGGTATGACTAGAACAGAATTAGCAAAAATGCTACAAAATGCAACCAAATTAGAAGGACTTACTGCAGCACAAAAAGAGCATTATAATCAAACAGGTGAAATACTAAAAGATAATGATTCAATATTAACTGCTGAAAATGCAACACTGGCCGCAAGTATTGCAACAGGATTAGTAGCAATAGGACAACTAGCTGCAAAAGGTGTAGGTTTAACAAAAAACTTATTTTTAGAAAAATCAATTACTAAAGAAAAACAAAAACAATCAAAACCTAGTAAAGGTGGTGGAACTCCTGGTAAAGGATTTAATGTAAAATCTGCCTTAAAAGCAGCTGCAGGAATGTTAATAATAGCTGCCGCAATGTTTGTTTTTGCAAAAGCTGCACAACAATTTGGGGATGGTATAAATTGGAGTAGCGTGGCTATGGGATCTGCTATACTTATTGTATTAGGTTTAGCAGCTGCTTTAATAGGAAACATGTCTTCACAAGTCATACAAGGTGCATTAGCAATGGCCATTCTTGGAATAGCACTTATACCTGCAGCATTTGCATTTAGTCTTTTAGCTGGAGTAGACGCTGGAGCCATAATTGCAATGGCTGCCGCAATTATAGTACTTTCTGCAGCCGCACTAGTTATTGGATCTATAATGATGTCTGGTGTAGGTGCAGTTGCATTTGCCGCAGGAGCAGCTGCAATTGCATTATTGGGAATAGCCATAATACCATTTGCAGGAGCCCTAAGTATGTTAAAGGGTGTAGATGTAGAAGGAACTATGTCTGGAATAGTTTCTTTGGCCGTGATTGCACCATTACTGGCATTAGCCGGAGTAGGTATGGCTTTACTTGGATTAGGAACACTAGGATTCGCGGCCGCCATGTATTTACTAGCACCAGTAATAGGAACAGCTTTACAATTTTCAGATTTAATGGTTCAATTAGCGCCAAATCTAGCTGCACTAGGTGCTGTTGGATCAGGTTTATTAGCAATAGGACCGGCTCTTGGATTAATAGGATTAGGTTTAATACCTTTTTCTCTTGGTTTATTAGCTCTTGCAATGGCTTCTTCATTTATACCTTTATTAGGTGTATTAGGAGAACATATGGCAGTATTAGGACCAGCATTAGCAGAATTAGCAGGTGCTGGAGGAAATTTACTTCTTATAGGTCCTGGACTAGCATTACTTGGTGCAAGTCTTATACCTTTTTCTTTTGGTTTATTAGCACTGGCAATGACTGCTTCATTTATACCTTTATTGGGTGTATTAGGAGAACATATGGCAGTATTAGGACCAGCATTATCTCAATTAGCTTCAGCTGGAGGAAACTTACTACTCATTGGTCCTGGCCTTGCCTTACTTGGTGCAAGCCTTATACCACTTGCCTTTGGATTATTAGCACTATCATTTGTTTCAGGTATGATTCCAGTTCTTGGTCAACTAGCCCCAATACTTTCTGAAATGGCGCCAGCATTAGTTGCTCTATCAGCAGCTGGACAAGGAATGTTTTTAATGGGCGCTGGTTTTGCTGCATTTGCTGGAGGATTATTACTTATGGTACCAGCACTATATGCCCTTATGCCACTAATGCCAACGTTGTTATTACTCGGTGGAATTGTTGGAACTATGGGAGCACTTGGAGCGTTTAGTGGTGGAGGTGAAGAAAGTTCAGAACCCGCAGGAGAGTCAAAAGAAGGAACAGGAAACCAAGAAGTAATAGCTAAATTAGATCAGTTAATTGCAGTAATACAGCAACCAGGCGTAATAAACATGGATGGTAGAAAAGTTGGAGAGGTACTACACATGGCAAAAGGATTAGCGAGAACATAATATGGCAGAAGAATTAAAAAAGTTTCAAACTACAAACCTAGCCGATTACTATTCAAAAAATGGTAGTGAATATTCTACTATGGGTGATATAACGCCATATTCTGCAGGAGGAACAAAGTTTGATAATACTTCTCCAATAGAACAAGGGTTTTTAAACCAAACTCCACTAGACGATTTTATAGCAGCATTGCAAAATCCTGAAAAATTAGCAGCTGTTCAAGAAAAATCAGGTATTGAAGTGTTTGCATTACCAACAACCCCAGATAAAGTAGGAATATCTCCAGCTGGTTTTAGCTTTATACCATCCTTTACAACACAAAATACAAACGTATTTAATTTTATTTCAACATTTGATACTGGTTTAATTGGTGCTAATGTAGCAAATAATATGGTTGGACCTATAAATGCTGGAATAACTGTGTCAAATAATATGATTGCTCCAGTAAATTCTGGATTAGGTGTATCAAATAATATGGGTAATCCTCCAGGAACAGCACCTTTAGTATCAAATAATATGGGTAATCCTCCAGGAACGGCGCCTTCAGTTGCAAATAATATGGGCAATCCACCAGGAACAGCACCTTCAGTAACAAATAATATGGGTAATCCTCTAGGAACAGCCCCTTCAGTAGCAAATAATATGTCTAATCCTAATCATGGTGTAGGTTTATTAACTCTTGTTGATGGACAACCAAATATAAATGCTTTAGGTTTTACAGGTGGAATGACAACTACTCAATTTGTAGGTATAAGTGGAGGTCCAACCAATGGAACATTTACGTATAGTCATACAGGAAATCAAGGATTAGGTATATTAGGAATATGGAACGGCTTTAATGACGTTGATGCTACTGGATTTGTACCTGGTAAACACCATTTATCTCCATCAGATTTTACTGGTATTAGTGGTTTACCTGGAAATATGACGTTTAACTTTAATGATGTAGCTAATGGCGGTGGCCAAATATGGGCATGGAATCGTTCTATATATAATTCAAAAATAGGTGAGCCAGTTGACGGTATTCAAAATGCAAAAGCAAATGGATTTATTTTAAATAAAATACATATGGATAATATTTCAGATTTTAAAGGTGTATCTTTTCCTAAACCATATAATTATCCTGTTGAACCATCCCCGTTTCAATCGTACACCTTTACAGACTCAATTTACCCAAGTATAATGGACAAAACACAGGTTCCATCATCCCCAGGATCTGCAGATGGTATAGGTCAAGCATACAATGTAAGGCATGGAGGAAATGTAACTGGTAGAAAAACTAGATTTACAAATAGATCAGCTGATAATATTCAATTAGTAGGAAACTTTAAAACTACAGTAGAAGATTTATATAACTCCCTGCCATTACAAGATGAGGCATTTAATTCAGGATTTTACGGAACACAACCATATATAACTAGAGATATAGGTTCTAACTGGAGTTTATTTAGTGATGGACCAGGACCTATACATGGTGACACTGCTGTTAGAGGTGGAGTAGGTACTTCACTAAATAGAGCATTAAAAGACGTTGAAAGAATAGGTCAATATATGTTAAGTCCAAATGGACTAATATTTATAGCCAAAAATGTAGGAATGCAACTATCCAATCCAAAATGGCAAGGTGCCACAATATTAGGATTATCAAGAACTAGAGTTTATCCTCTTGGTTTATCAACAATAGCGCAAGTAGCAACAAATGCCGCAGGATTACATTTGGTAAGACATGGATTGGGCCCACTAGAAGGAGACGGTACCCACTATGAAAAAAGTGTAAATGAAATAGGTAGAGATAATTATACAAAGGGTACAGTATACGGTGTAGGATTAACTAGAACTAAGAGTAGATTATATGCTTTGGCTAGTGAATTAGGTTCAGGATATTTTGATAGTGATACAATGGATGCAGCAAAGCCAAAAACAGAAGGAACAGGATTTTTTGCAAAAGCTGTAAAGTGGACAAAAAAACAACTACAAAAATTAACACCTAGCCGAGAAAAAATAGATGTTCTTTCAGGACTACTTGGTCCTCATTCAGTTTATGGTATTGGTCGTACAAGAATATTTAGGTCAAATGTAGGTTTTGGTGTAGGACAACACACAAACCTTACTGGTACCCATGGAGATTCTGTTTCTTTAACAACATCTTGGGCAAATGTACCTGAAAAAGAAAGAGGTAGTAAATTAGTTAATACGGCAAACCCCCAGGCATTAAATCCAAATTTTGGAAACAATGGTTGGACACCCAAAGAAGGTAATAGATATAGTGATAATAAAGATGAGGAAGGAGGATTTAAGTCAGAAGTAGCCCCACAAATTGGGTTAATGCACCATAGACCCGGAGATGATGCAAATACTAGTGGTAGAGAATCTCCATCTTTAAGGGATAAATTAGGTGCAAAAGATTATGAAACTGGTCTTAGCCACAGATATGAAACAATTGCATATGATAAAATAGGAAAAATACAATCACAAACAAAAAGATTAAATGACTTTAGAGAATTTACTTTCTCAAATACGGACATAGATTTAGGAATAGCAAAGAGAATATTTCAACAACCAAATGGTGGAGATGCAGGAGAAGGCCCTGCATGGAATAATGAGGATAGAGTAACTAGATTTAATGAAGACTATGGTAGGGTAGGGGTAGATAGGTCAAATAGACTAGCTGATTTAGGATTAAACGATAAAGCTGTTGGAAGAAATGCGGTTGGTATGCCAGAACCTGTAAATGCTCTAAACGAAGTAGTTATAGATGGTAACCCAACAGCAACAGAATTTCCAGACTTAATATTATTTCAATTTAAAACATTCCAAGAAAGTAGAAATGCAATTCAATTTAGAGCAATGCTAACAGACTTTACTGATACTTTAACTCCAAACTTTGAAGATGTAGGTTATGTTGGTAGAACAACCCCATCATATTTATTTAAGAGTATAGCTAGAGAGACTAAATTTAGTTTTAAAATGTATGCTATGACTAGGCAAGAACTAGATGCACAATATAAAAGATTAAACAGGCTAATGCAGTCTATATCTCCAGGATATACATCTGGAAATTTACCCATTGGACCAATGCTAAAATTAACAATAGGAAATTATTTTGTAGATACACCAGTTGTTTGTGATAGTTTTGATATAAGTATACCTGATAGCTCTCCATGGGATATAGATCCAGGTAGACAATTACCACTATATCTAGAGGTTAGTATGGGCTGTAAAATAATGTTTAATGAAACTGAAAACTATGACCCTAATACTGGAGCATTTAAAACTCCAACAGAAGACAAAAAATTCCCATCACAAGTAGGACTTGCAATACTTAAGTCAACTAGTAATTATTTTAATGGGGTAAATTCTAATTTTGGACGAGGTGAATCAGCACCAGTAGCTAACGGAGAATAATATGAGAAGATACTCACCAACACCAGCAATAATAGAAAAAATAACTAAAACCATAAAACATAGAACTTCTTTTTGCCCAAAAATAGCACTACAAGATAGTGACTCATATATAAGGACTAGGGCTGGTGATAGATTAGATAATTTAGCATTTGAATTTTATAGTGATGTTAGTTTATGGTGGATTATAGCAACTGCAAATAATATAGGCAAAGGTAGTTTTGCCGTTAAACCTGGTACAAAATTAAGAATACCTCGAGATATTACCCAAATAATAGAAGACTATAGAAATTTTAATGAGTTTAGAAGATAATAAAATTCATTTTTGTTTTATATTTATAGTAAAGGAGAATTAAGTGTCTTTATTAGGAAACGATATGGCCCCTGGCGTAAGAAAAGAATTATGCCGACGAGCAAAGATTATACCCGATGGTTATGGTCCATGGTCACATGCGAGAATTCCTTGGATTAGAGTATCTCCTTGTGTACACGATAATCAGCAATCTTCTCCTGAAAGTTTAAGAAAAAAGCATATATTATTTGGTGGATCACTACAAGGTTTAGAAAGTACATATAATATAAATACAAGAAATCGATTAGGACCACAAAGAGACACAGATACTGGAGGAAGTCGTAGAAATACCCCAAAAGCTGGCGTAAAATCTGTTTCTATAGAAGAAAAAGGTACTTTAGGTGGAATAAAAAAGGCTATAGTCAATTTTACTGTTTGGTCAGATAAAGACCTTATTAAATATGAACGACATTTAATGACACTTGGAAAACATGTGTTAGTAGAATGGGGTTGGAACGTTGATTCACATGGATCAGTTGTTAGAACAAACTTAGGTAAGTCACAAACATCCGTAAGTCTAACAGATTCTGAACTATCATGTACCATACGTGGTAAACAATCAACAGAACACTATTGTTATGATGCAATACGTGGAATGGTTTCTAATTTTAATTGGAGTATAAATGAATTTGGTGGATTTGATTGTAAGGTAGACTTAATTTCAAAAGGAACAACATTTTTATCTACACCAATAGAAACTGCAACAATGCATAGTGGGTGTGATGAAGACCCTGAAACGGCAGATACAGCAGGAGATGAAGGAAAAGTACATAGGCCAAATATAGAACAACCAATGGCCTTTTTAAGACAAACCCTAGCAGATACATGGGATAGTGCAGAACCTCACAAAAATAAAAATGCAGCTGGTAATGGATACATAGGAATGGCCGCTTTATTTGATAAAGAAATAGGTTTTATGGATTGGCTCGGTTCATTTTTCTCATCAGAACCAACGAATGCAGAATTAGAATTTTATATTACTTGGGATTATTTTGAAGAATATATAATAAATAGAAAGTTAGCTCCGGCATATGCATTAGGTTCTTCAGCAGGAAAAAAAGATACGGCCCAATCAGAGCCAGGAGTAGATAAGTGTGGTAATAAAAAAACAGTCGACAATCCTCAATCATGGACATCAATATATAATAAGAATTCAGCAAATATAGATAAACACCCTAGAAAAAGTGATATTCCATATGCACTTGATAGTAGGGGTAGTGTTTTAAGAAACTCAACATTTTTAATGTCAGCTGATCCAACAAAATGTATGCTTCCTGGCCAAGAACACTGGAAATTACACAAAATAAGACAAACAGGAATAGGAAATATTATGGCCTGGCTTGGTGGTGTTGCTGACTATGCAAAAACATATGTTGTTGAATTAGTAAAGAGTATATCTGTTTCATTAAAGGACGGGGTAACTGTAGACTATGGTAATGCAAAGAAAAAAGCAACTGCGGCCCAAAAAGATACACAAAAACAACTACAAGAAGACTTAGCAGACGATAACGTATCTAAAACAACAGATAAACTTATGAAAAACTTTAAGCGATTTGACCCTAAAGCACCAGGTACAAATGGTCCAGGCTCATCAGGTGAAGGTTTGATTAGTAATATTATGTTAAATTTAGCATTTATAGAAGAGGTCGCAAATGAGGCTAAAACTTTAGATGAATTTCTGGATCAACTACTACAAGGAATTCAAGATGCTTGTGGTGGCCACTGGGACCTAGTAATTTGTCCTGATCCAGATAATCCTCAAATTGTACGGGTAATAGACCAAAATATGAAAACACCTAGTGATAAAATAAATGGTTTTCATTTTGATGGTATAGGTAGAAAATCTATATGTAGAGATATATCTATAGAAACAGATATAGATTCAAAAATGGCAGCTGTAGTAATGTACGGTAGTAATAAACATCAAAATTCAGATGTCACAAAAAGCCCACAACCAATGGGTGGAAAAGGTTCTTCTGAATACAGTACATGGGGTGCTGGAATACAAGATTTAGTCCTAGCCGGAATAGGTCTTAGAGATTCTAAAGGTCAAGAACCAGAAGTAGATTGTTGTAATCAAGCGACTGGACATAATGGAAATGCAACTGATTCTGCATGGAGTGGCTATTTTAAAAGTGCAGAAGAATTAGCTAATAAGGTAACCGCAGACGCAAGTGAAGGTATGGTAACTGCCATGAGAAAACTTTTAAATACTGCTAATCCCGACCAAGCACTACCAACAAAGGATGGTGTTGCTGTTGCAGCATTTCATAATGAAGATCACACAATAACAATACCACTTAAGGTTGGGTTGACTATAGACGGAATATCTGGAATAAAGTGGGGAAATATGTTTTCATTTACAAACTCTACCCCTATACCAACTAGGTATAAAAACTTTTCATTTCAAATAACCAAAGTAGAACATGAAATAAGTGATGATGGTTGGAAAACAACTCTTGGTAGTGTAATGCGCCCATTAAAATGTAAAACATATACATCTTGTGGTAGCAATCAGGGTAAATTACCAACAGATATAGTTCCTACAACAGCTGATGTAGTTGACTATGAAATAATAACTGTTAAAGATATAGATGTAGATGATGACCAAAACACAGAAGAAACACAAGACAGGGATTCAGTCACTGCAGTAAAAATGGATACTATCCCTCCTGGAGAATTAGATACAGATTCAGATATGGAATTGGCAAAAGCAAAATGCCCTTGTCAAGATGGTACCCATCATGAAGATTGTTGTAATTCTGCATCTGAAGGAGAGGAAGGTACCATACCAGTAATAACAAAAGAAGAAGTAGAAAAAACAGACCCTGATAAAAAAGGTTGTCAATGTGCAGACGGTGAGTTTAGAGAAGATTGTTGCGAACAAAACCCAAATGACGGTGATGGAGAAAAAGAAGGTGGTGATGGTGAATGTAAGGACGATGTACCGATTGAAGAACCTGGATATACAGAAAATATAGAAGAAGAAAAAAATCCACCAGAAGACGTTGTTGTTGAAGACAAAGTAGAAGAGGAAGACTGTGATGATTGGGGCCCACTTGGAGAAACACTTGAATCAGGTACTATAACATATTGGCCAAGGCCAGAAATAAAATTTGAGTGGTACTATGAATTTAGAAGACATCAAAAACATTGTTTCTTTACTGACTTTTACCTATGGAGTGGAATAGATTCTCAAACAGGTAAACCTGCATTTACTCAAATGTACCCACCATCAAGTATACCTACAAAAAACTTGTCTGGTACTATGAATTTATTTACTGGTGCAATGCTTAATAGGCGTGCAACTGTAAAAGATGTTTCACAAATAACTGGTAAAAAGAAAAAAGAGCTAAAGGCTAAAAAATCTTATCAACAAAATAACAGATTTGAATATGGCAGATCTTCAGGAATTTCAGAAAATCAAGATGTAGATCTTAAACCAGGATCCAATGATTCTCCTGGATTGTGGGTAGATACTCACATGCAATTCTTTAGAGAAGACCAACCATATGCTGCATGGCAAGGACCAGGTGGTATGGATGTTTGGAATAAATGGAAAGACGGTAAAGGAGGAACAAATGTAGTTCTTGGGCAAAAGAACCAAGGTGGAAGTGTAAAAGCTATGATGTCTGGTTGGATAAAACATGCTGTTTTACCTATGATGACACAAACTTGTAGAGATATAACAAAGAAGATGATAAAGGGAGCAGGTAGAAGTTCAGGTGGTAAACTATATTACAGGCCAAGTGAAATACAATCATTAATGCAAGATGCAAAAACTGGTAAAGTACCTTATGGTTGGAACCAAGAATATTTTTCAGCAGTTAAAGAAGAAGACTTAAACGACTACAATGATATACAATTTGTTCAAGGCTACCAAAATGCTGGAGTAGAAAATGTTAGAAACGAATTTAAAGATAAACCAGGCCGACTGTTTACTTCAAACGGAATAAAAGCTACAGGATAATAATATATGTACGTAATATCTAGATTTAAAAAGGGACCAGGAATACAATCTAATTTGTACACTAAAGGGGGAGAATTTGCTGATCCTAAAAAACTAAATATAAATGCATATAGGGGTTCATACCACATGATTCATGGTAGAGCATATAAAGGTGCTGAAGCAACTAAATCTTCTTGGAAATCCCCACTAGTACCTATATCTAGAATAAACCAAAACTTTCAATATAACCAATTAAAATATGACGACTATGCAAAACCTTTTGACGGTGTCATAAGTGGTCAAACTATGATAACCCAAAAAGATGAAGATAGGGGCTGGATGTTTAGGTTTGTTGCACAGTATTTACCAAGTAATGAAATATTTGAGGTGGATGAAGATCAACACCAAATGATATTAAAGAAAAAAACCCCACATCACAAATTATATGAAACGGCAAAGTTAAAATGGAAAATAGAAGGGCCCATATTTGATAGGTATATCAAGGCAGCAATAGACGAATATGGAATAATTGATACAAATAGGAGATCTGTTGAAATAATAGAAGACACTATTCCAGAATTATCTTCGTTTTTTCTTGACTTGATGCAATTTGCAAAACCATTTGAAGAAGAAAATAAATATACTGACGGTTTAGAATTTGAAGATGAAGATGGAGTACCATATAAAGGACACTACCATGTACATACAGAATCTGGTATAATGAAAGGAAAATATCACACTAATAAACCTCACGGACTATTAAGACCAATAGCATATATAAATCCTCCAAAAATAGAAGAAAAAAGGATGAGGCAAACCCCACAAAATATTTATAACTCAATTAAAGGCAAATAAATTTTTTCGATTCAATAATTTTTATTATATTATACTAAATGAAAGTTATAGAAACATCACAAGATTTTAGTACATTTGCAGAAGATTGCAATAACTCAAGCATATTGTTAATAGCTATACCCTGCGATCACTCAAAACACCCTAGGTTAACTAGTATTGCTGGAATTTATATATCCACGTTAAATAATATGCAAAATTATTATATTTCTATAAATCATGAGGAAGCACTACTAAATTTTGATATTATTGATGTTATGGCTGCAATAGAAACAGCTAAAATAAAATATGTTCACGATATTAAACAATTTAATCATTTTATGGCTTTAAATAATGTAGTTTGTTGTAATTCCTTATCATATTTTTTTAATAATAAAAAAATAGAGGCTAAACTTACTCCAGCACATAATAAATTGTACTCGATGTATTGGAATAAAAAAAATGTAAATAAAATAATACCAATATATAAACATATAGAATATTGCCAACAACTACAAATTGAAATGGCTAAAGTTATAAATGAAACAGAAAAGTCAGAAGTATTTCAAGTAAATACAATGATAAATTATTTAAAAAACTTAAATAATATAGAATCTTCTGGACTATACACCGAAAATGGATACGAATACTGTAATTATAATCCATACACAACTACAGGAAGGCCAAGTAATACATTTAATAAAATAAATTATGCAGCCTTAAATAAATCTGATGGTAGTCGTAATAAGTATTGTAGTAGATTTAAAAATGGGTCTATATTAGAATTAGATTATGATGCATATCACCTAAGAATAATAGCGGAAATGGTAGATTATACTTTACCTGACACATCAATACACGAATATTTAGGTAAACAATACTTTGGCAAAGAAAAATTGTCGGATAAAGAATATTCTGAAGCAAAACAAATAAGTTTTCAAATATTATATGGTGGTATACCTGAAGAATTTTTATCTATTCCATTTTTTAATAAAGTTAATGATTTTATTTATAAATTTTGGGAAGAATGGGAGTTAAAAAACTATTATAAAACATATTTATATAATAGAAAAGTAAAGAAATCGGTTATAGGTAAAATGAATCCTCAAAAACTATTTAACTACTACATTCAATCAGCAGAAACAGAATTAAATTCTGAAGCTATGGCTAGAGTTTTTGATGTATTAAAGGATTATAATAGTAAATTTATACTGTATACTTACGATAGTTTTACATTTGATTTTGATATGGATGATGGAAAAGACTTAGTTTTGCAAATAAAACAAGCAATGAAGTATCCAACAAGAATAAGTGTAGGTTCTAATTATGGTGACCTAAAAGATGTTTCTTTAAGATTTTCTTGATATTTATAGATTGAGGGTACTATATGAAAAATTTATTTTTAGACAATTTAATTAGGGATTGGGCTTGGCGTGTAAACGATGGTTGTCCTGACCCAAAAAATAGAAATCACTTGGGATTACTTGAAGATACTTTGCGAGACCTAAAATACAATGAAGATTTCATACTAAGCTACATGCAACAGCTTACAGAAGCTGAGGTTTTTAAAGCACGATCTACTAAAGGTGATAAACAAATAGTAGTTTTTAAATCAAAAGAAAACATGAAAAAGGCTATTGAAGATGGAAATGCAGAACCTATAGAAAAAGATGATTCTAAACCTGATCAAGAACAAGAAATAGACCCTCAAGCATTATCTGCTAAAGGTGGAGATTTTGAAAGAAAGGCTGATAATACAACAGATAAAACTGCAGATATAAAAAAAGATTCTAAAAATACAGATCAAACAAAAACAATATCAAATCTAAATAAAATACAAAATGAATTAGCAGAAGATAGAAATATAGGTATTGCAGGAGCTGGAGGAGCAAAGGCAAGTCAAGGAGAATCAATATATGTGAGTTCAGTAAAAACTGCTTTGACAAATACAGCATCAGACGAAGAAAGAAACACATTAAGAAATAGAAGTCGATATCCAAATAAAGCTGAAAAAATAATACTAGAAGATTTAGGATTAGATACAGCTAGTGATGAAGCAGCAGATTATCTTATTTCTAGAGAAAAATATGCCCAAGCTGAGCTTGAAAAAATAAAAAACTATAAGTTGTCCCCAAGACAAGAAAAAAGAAAACAACTATTAGAGTCAAAAGAAAAACTAAACAAAAAAGAAAAAGTAGAATTAAAAAAACTTTCTACAAATGTTTTTGAAAGTAAGTCTGGATTTGGTGGTAATGAAAAAGATTATTTAGAATGGGCAAAAGTTGCCTTTGATGGTGGAATAGCTACTAGAGAATTATTAGATAAAAGTAGAATGAATACATCAAAACCTTATGAAGCTGTCCAATCAACAGCTGAAATAGATGATAGTGTTGAATCAAAAATCAAATCATTGCGGGATAATTCTGAACCAGGTAGTGATGACTATAAATACTATGATAAAGAATTAAAATCATTTAAAAAATTTAGAACATATCATGACACCTATGTTGTTGGAGAAGATAACCAAGGTAGAATGTTTACAGTACACATTACAAATAAAAAGGCTAGTGATTTATCAGATCCACATTTTAATACAACTGTTGCTAATAGGTTTAGGTCTCTTAAAAATAATGAAGACCCTGAGTCAGAGAATCTAATAAAAATATTAGAAAATGCAATTGATAAAACAACCAACTTTAAACAAAGTACTGTTTCTAGTGTGTCCAATATTAACATAGATGATAATTTTGTAAAGCTAGCTGAGGTAGCTGTATCTAAAAGACTAGAAGAAATAACTGAAAGAGGATTAAAAAATAACTCTAAATTAAATAAGTGGCTAAATGATTCTAACATTACTTCAGATACTTGGCAAAAAATGGATACAAAAACACGATTACAAAGTGTTCAAAAGTTTACTGCTGATATGGAATGGCATAAAGCCAATGGAAACGTAAATACTGACGAAGACGGTAATAGTTATCCAAAAATTGCATATGACCCATTTGGTAGAATATTTGTTAAGGTTGGTGAAGAAGCAAAATTAAAGAAACACGCAGAGTTAGTAAATAGCTCTACAGGATTACAAAAAGTTTTAAAAATAAAACAAGAAGAGTCAGATGTTGTTTCAATTCAACACAAAGCTGTCGTAGAAGGAATAGAAAAAGCAGATAAAGCAAAGGGTTACCCAAAAACAGATGCAGATGGTATTGTGGTAGAAAATGGTCCTCACACACAAAAATATATTGAAAGAGTAATGGCAGATATTCATTTTACAACATATATAGATATGGAAGAAGAAGATGATGATAAAGTTATAGCTCAAATGGGAATAAAGGGTGCAAAACCTAGCCATATAAGAAAGTGTTTAGCAGAACAAAGTGGATACCCAGGAGACCCTAGCGACAAAGAGGCGTTAAAATCTTATATAGTAAATACTGCACAAATATCAGAAGACAGAAAGTTTATTACTATTGGAAAAAATAAAAATGAACTAATAAAAGATGAATATAGATTAGCTGCACCTGGAACCAAGGCGGTATCTTACTTTGGTAAAGCAATTAAAAACTGCGTAAGTAAAACTGTTGCAGCAAGTAGGAGTCAAAAATAATGAAAACACAATTACTATGTACGTTCACAAATACCAAAGCCCTATCAAAAACAGTCGATAAGGTTGTTCAAGCATACGATATATTATATAATAAACTATTTGTATTAAAAAATGAAAATGATACAAGAGAATTAATGTGTACCTATAATATTGATTCAAGTGGAGATGTTGTAATATTACCAGATACTATTTCACTACATAGAAAAAAACAGACAAATACGCTATATACTATAAATGCATTAAATGAATGTATAAAATCCCATAATAATGGAATATTAGATACCTCGTTTAGATTAGAATGGGAAGGGTATAGAAACTCAATATTATTAACAAATGATATGGGCCTAAGACGAATAGACACAAGTATTCATGAGGTAATTTATATAAAGGTTAAAAAATAGTATGAAAAATGAAGACATGTTTCAACCAAAAAACAGGGTAAGTAGAAAACATACAGTTTCTACTAAACCAAAATATGATCCTGATGCTCATCTTGCAAGAAGAGACCAAGACGAAGAAAAACTAAAAGATCTTTTAACAGATTTTATACGTACAGAAATAAATAAAATTTTAGAAAAATAATCACCTCAGATTTTTTTATTTGAAATATTTTTATTATATTTATATTAAATAACAATTAAACAGCAACAACTAAAAATTAAGAAATGAATCAATTAACAATTGCAATACTCCTGTTCTTCGCAGGCCAGACCCTAATCTGGATTCAAACAAACGGACAATTTCTATGGAAATGGTTTGACAAAAACCCACTAATTTTATCGATAACATTTGGAACTATAATTTCCTATCTATTTATTTTTGCAACAAAATATGTTGTAAATTATTTCGATGGCCTTCTATGGCCTGGTAGATTTATAGGATTCGGAACAGGTATGATCTCGTTTGTACTATTAACATGGTTTTTTATGGGAGAAGGTATAACAACAAAAACTGCAATATCACTTGTATTGGCAACAACACTGGTATCAATACAAATATTTTGGAAATAATGTTAATAACTTTTCACTCAGAATTTTTTTATTTAAAACAAATTGATTATATTAACCTATATAAAAATTAAACTATGGCAAAAAGACTAGGATACGCGTGTATAAATATGGCTTTATCGGAACAAGGCATATCATGTAATAGAAGTATGATACGAAGAACATTCGATGCTAAAGGTATTAACTATGCTTCTGAACTAATACTAATAAATATTACTAATTTACTAAAACTTGTAAACTGGAATAATGAAAACAACATAAAGGTATATCGCATGTCTAGTGATATGATGCCGTGGATGTCTGAATACGAATTAAAAGATTTACCAGATTATCAAGAAATATGTGCTTTACTAAAAGCTGTCGGCAAACTGGCAATGGATAATAACCAACGTTTATCGTTCCATCCAGGTCAATTTTGTGTATTGGCTTCTAAAAGCGAAAAAGTAGTACTTAATGCCATTAATGAACTTAATAAATCTGCTGAAATTATGGACTTAATGGGTTTACCAAAGTCTCGTATGTCAAAAATAAATATACATGTAGGTGGCGCGTATGGCGATAAAAAATCTGCACTTGAAAGATTTTGTAAAAACTATTTACGAACTACTCCATCAGTACAAGCAAGACTTACAGTAGAAAATGACGATAAAGCTAGTATGTACTCAGTAAAAGATTTATATGAAGGCGTATACAAGATTGTTGGTATACCAATAGTATTTGACTATCACCACCACAAGTTTTGTACCGGTGATATGACTGAAGAACAAGCGCTTAAACTTGCATCAAAAACCTGGGGCAATGTAAAACAATGTACCCATTATTCAGAATCTAGAAGACAAGAACAAACATTAATCATGGAAGATATAATGTCTAAAAATAATATAACGCATGATACACTACAAGACTGGCCAACTATTGCAAAAATGCATAAAGAAGTTAGCAAAATAAAAGTACAAGCCCATTCAGACTATATCATAGAAGAAATTCAAGACTATGGACTAGATATTGATGTGGTAGTTGAAGCAAAAGCAAAAGAATTAACGGTACAATCGTACCTAAAAAAATATGAAAATAACTTACAAAAAGTTTTATAATGTGAGTTATTTTTATTATATTAACTAAATAATAATTAAAACAGGAGAAAAAAAATGGCAATTGACTTAGATGCAATACGCAAAAAACTCGGAGACTTACAGT